GGAGCTCCACCCCCAATTGTAAAACTAACTGGATATGGAGATTTTGTATTTCCTAATGTACCTGTAGTAATACGAAATTTTACAGTTGATTTACCTGCAGATGTAGATTATATTAAGACACAAATTGAAGGTGAGATTGCAGTTGAAGGGGCTACTACTGCTGACCCTAAAAGCTACGCTGGATGGGCACCGGCACAGAGTCAAGTATCAATTACAGTAACACCAATATACTCAAGAGCTAAGGTGTCACAATTTAATTTAAAATCATTTATTAACGGCGGCTACTTAGGCGGTAGCGGCAAAGGATCAGGATTTATCTAATGGCATCATACGGATCACAAAGCCCTTGGGCTAACACAAGAATAAAAAGTAATCAATACTTAGATGTACTAACAATTAGACCAGTACCAAAACAAGACGACGATGTTCTTTACGAAGTACAACCTCAATTTACACACAGGCCTGATTTATTAGCATATTCAGTTTACGGAACATCAAAACTTTGGTGGGTATTTGCACAAAGAAATATGGATATTCTAAAAGATCCAGTGTTTGACTTAGTTCCTGGAATAACAATATACTTGCCAAAACAAAATCAACTACAAAAGTTTTTAGGATATTAATTAAATGGCTAATAGACTTACAAAAATACCAGGAGCATTGGCTGATTATGCATCAAGAACTGCAACTGATGGATATCTTGGGTTAGAACAGAGTATAAAAACTGGCCTTAGTAATACCGTTAAGGTTATTGACAAAGCTAAAGACTCAGTTGAAGAAGCAAAGGCTTCAGCATCTGAATTAGTAGAAGAAGTTGCCCCAGTCTCGACGGAAGGAGCATTGCCTCAGACAGACAATATTACTCCTAACTCAGTAGTTGGTGCTACTGAAAATGTATTAAAAACGTTTGCAAGTTTTAATTATAATATAACTCTTGCGTGTTTAACTACTAATGAAATAAACTTTCCTGAAAGTACTTATAGAGTAGGACCGCCCGAGGTAACTGTATTACGTTCTGGTGGCGAAGGCATTGGATCGTCAAAAGCACTTACAGCATTTGAAACAAGTGATGCTAAGTTAGAATATTTTATTGACGAAGTAGAAATGAAATCAATTATAGCCCCTACCACACAAACTCGAACTGCAAATGCAACTACATTTTCCTTTAAAGTTCACGAACCATATAGTATGGGACTGTTTTTACAATCAATGATGATGGCTGCGTTACAAGCTGGACACCGAGATTATCAAAAAGCTCCTTATGCGTTAATTATAGAATTTAAAGGGTTTGACGATAACGGCAATCTAGTAAACGGTGGAGCATTATCTCGACGAGTATTTCCGATAAAAATTAGCAAAGTAGATTTTGATGTAAACGCTGGAGGAAGCGCATATAACATTAGTGCATATGCCTGGAATGAAACTGCATTAAGCAATATAACTCAATACACTAAGACTGATATTTCAATAACCGGAGATAGTGTTCTTGAACTATTACAAAAAGGACCGAATAGTTTAACTAATGAATTAAATAACCGCATTAGGACAGTAGCAGAAGGCCAAACAACTGTTACAAATAAAGATGAATATTTTATTATGTTTCCTGAAGAATTAAAATCTAGTTTGGGGATAGACAGCCTACAAAATAGTGGACCAGCTCAGACCGCTGCAATGACACTTGAAGAATTTTATAGGAAGTCTAGCGGCTTAACAAATTTCAATAATTTGCCAGACGTCGGACAGCAAAAAGTAGAAGAAGAATTTAATACGTTTAAAGAATTGTATATAACAAATAATAATATTTCGTCGTCGGTTAGAAGATTTGCTGAAGACGGCGCATTAGCTAATGATATAGCTTCTGCTACAATTGCCCAGTCGATGGCTACTGGCGGAGCCGTTCCGTTTGGTCAAGAAGCATATGTAAAAGACGAAAACGGTAATTTTAAATCAGATGAAATTACAATTACTCCAGATTTTAGAACACTAATATTTCCAACGGGTACCAGTATAGAACAAATAATTGAAGAAGTTCTTATGATAAGTTCTTATGCAAAAAACTCAGCAACACAATTTATACCCGATGCTGACGGAATGATAGATTGGTTTAGAATACATACCCAAACATTTTTAATACCCGACGAAGCAGTAAGACAAGCAACAGGCGAAAATCCCAAGGTATTCATTTACGCAGTAGTGCCTTATAAAGTTCATAGTAGTGTGTTTAGTAATTCATCTCAGCCGTCAGTTGGTATAGTCAAAAGAAAAGAACAAGCTGCAAAATCATATGATTACATCTATACTGGAAAAAATGATGATATTATAGATTTTGAAATTAACTTTAACAATTCCTTCTACACAGCACTAAGTGCTAATATAAACGGTGGCGGTGATTCGAGAATGGCTGCTCGTGACGGCGCAAATGCCAGTAACCAAGAAAACTATACGCCAGCAGCCGGTAATACAGAAGGCAGCGGCTATTCAGATCCTGCTACGTTAGAAGATGCTAAAGCACCAGGAACTGGTGGCGGTGGTGGTGCAGCAATTCAATCACCAGCAGTTCAGGTTGCAAGAATGTTTAATGAAGCAATAGTAAATAATGAAACTGATATGATTTCAATGGAATTGACAGTATTAGGAGATCCTTATTATCTAGCAGATAGTGGAGTAGGAAATTATAGTTCGCCTGCTGCTGCTAGAGGATACACTGGCGATGGCTCAATGGATTATCAGCGTAGTGAAGTAGAAGTATTAGTTAATTTTAGAACGCCGGTTGATTACGATGATGAAACGGGTGGAGTGAAATTTCCTAGCACTAGCGGAAAGCCTATAGGAGAGTTTAGTGGTCTGTATAAAGTGATAACTGTTGATAATTCTTTTTCAAGCGGAAAGTTTGTTCAAGTTTTAAAATTACTTAGAAGACGAAAACAAGACGAAACAACCACAACTGCTCTACCAGGAACAACAGGAGCAGTAGCATCTACTGATGCAGACGCTAACACTAGTGCAGCGACTGAACTTCCAATACCAGCATCAGAATCTAACACAACACCTGTAGCTACAACACCTACAGGAAATCCACAATAATTAGGACTTTTTAAAATGGCAATAGACGGACGTTCAAGTAGACAATCACTAGTAGTAAGTCCCGGACCTTATGAAGCTATTGTAGTATCTCATCTAGATCCTAAAAGAATGGGATCGTTACAAGTTGAGTTATTAAAAAATAACGGAGCAGGCAACCAGCCACAGAAGTCTGGACAAATTGTAACAGTTCAATATATGACTCCGTTTGCAGGAGTAACTCCTATTGGTGCAACATCTACTAATGACGATTTCCAAGGTACGCAAAAAAGCTACGGTATGTGGATGGTTCCTCCAAGCACAGGAACAAAAGTTCTTGTTATGTTTGCAGAAGGAAACATTGCAAGGGGTTATTGGATTGGATGTGTCCAAGATACATATCAAAACTGGATGACTCCGGATCCTTGGGCTGGATCAGAATATAATAACGTTGACAGTACTAAAAAACTTCCTGTTGGGGAGTATAATAAAAGATTAACATCTGGTCTTGGAACAAATCCATCAAATTATCAAAAACCAGTTAATACAGATTTTTATACTATTCTTGGCCGCCAAGGGCTTGTAGACGACGACATTAGAGGATCTGCTAATAGTTCAGGTAGACGTAACATACCAAGTAGTGTTTTTGGAATCAGTACTCCAGGACCAAGAGATAAACGGGAAGGTGCTCCACAAAGTGCTGTAGGAACTTCAGACGCTAGAACACAAACTTTTACAAGTATTTTAGGCGGCTCCAGTTTTGTAATGGACGACGGTGATGAGCGGTATCTTAGAAATTCAGCTGCTGCATCAGACGCTATGGTTTATACTGATGTCATTGCTGATCCGCAAGCAACTACTGGCATAAAAACTATCCCTAAAGGCGAATGTGTAAGATTGCGTACTCGTACTGGCCACCAAATTCTTATGCACAATTCAGAAGATTTAATCTATATCGGAAACGCTAAAGGTACTTCTTGGATAGAAATGACTGCTAATGGAAAAATTGATATTTTTGCACAAGATAGTATTAGTATTAGAACACAGGTTGATCTTAATATTAGTGCTGATAGAGATATTAATATGACTGCTGCACGTGATATTAACTATAATGCAGGTAGAGATTATAAATTAACAGTTGGTCAAAATAGTGACTATAAAGTTGGCGCCAACCATAATATGGAAATAGGTGCTGATGAAAATCATTATGTTGGAGCTTCGCAAAAAATATTTGTTGGAGCAACTGGAGACTTAGTTGTTACTGGAGCGCACACTATTACAAATAGTGCTACACTTGACATTAATACAACAGGTGCGCACACAGAAAGCAATGCTGCAACACTTGACATTAATACAACAGGTGCAAGAAAAGATTCACAAGCAAGTTTAGATTTAAATTCCGGCGGACACAATAGACTTACAGCAGGTGGCCTAACAGAAATAGCGTCTAGCGGAAATATTTTACAAAGTGCTCCTAACATCCATTTAAACGGCCCAGCAGCAACTAGTGCTGATCCAGCGGGCTCAGCAAGCTCGGCAGCAACAGCAGATGTAGCAGCAGCGGCACTTTGGCCAGTGCGTGTTCCAGTACACGAGCCGTGGAAAGGACACGAACATTTAGATCCTGGAACATTTGCTCCAAGTCTTACTCAAGCAAGCGGCTCACCAAGTCCTGCACTACGAGAATCTGCTCCGCTTCTTAGCACTGATGCAGATTTAACAGGCTCAGGCGCAGCAACCGGTGCAACAGTTACAGCAGCAAATATAAACGGTCCACAGACAGTTGTTCCAGGGCAAGTAGGACCAGACGGTAATCAACCTGCTAAACCTGTCGAAGTAACACTTTTACAACAATTTTTCTTAAATGAACTTATTAAGAAAATTGGACTTGATCCTGCTACTGCGCTTAATACAGCAGATCCTAATAGACTTGCTGAAGGAGAAACAGCAGGCAATGCAGAAGCACTTGGTATGGCAATGGCACAGATACAAGCAGAGTGCGGATTTAAACCGAGAAGTGAAAACTTAAATTATAGAGCCAGCACACTAAGACGAGTATTTCCAACTCGAGTAAGAAGTCAGGCATTTGCAGAAGAATTAGTTGCCGCAGGACCAGCAGCAATTGCTAATACAATGTATGGAGGACGATATGGTAATGCTCAAAATGAAGGCTACAAATATCGTGGTAGAGGATTAATACAACTTACATTTAAAGAGAATTATCAACGCTATGGACCAAAAGGCGGACACCCTGAAATTGTTCAAAATCCTGATCTAGTTAACGATCCTGAAATTGCAGTAAGAATTGCGTGTGCATATATTCAATCTAAAAATGTAACTTGGACTAGTGCTAACTTTGGTACACTAGGAGAGCAATTCCGTAAAGCAGTTGGCTATGCAAACCAAGGTGGCAGAGAAACACAAAATCGTATAGGATTAGGTAGAGGTTTTGCAAGTAAAATTATAACTGGAGATTTAGTTCCAGTAGCAAGCATTACAACTGAGCCGGCAGGCACAAACATTGAAGCTGGAAACCGGGTAGATCCTAACGCAGCTGGCGCACAATAAATTTAAGGTAAATATAGTTATGAGCACACAAGAGAAAAAACTATACAAAGATATAACTGTAAAGGGTAATAAGCGACCTGCAATGGCCGCTGCTAGTCGTGCTTATAGAGGTATCTCAACAACAAATCCTGAAAATACTGGGTTTAATCTTTATGATATTGCCCTTATAAAACAAGATATTATAAATCATTTTCATATTCGTGTAGGCGAAAAATTAGAAAATCCTGAATTTGGCACTGTTATTTGGGACGTATTATTTGAACCTATGACCGAAAATTTACGAGATGCAATTGCAAGTAATGTTACAGACATTATTAATTACGACCCCCGGGTACAAGTAGAGCAAGTCACGGTAGACACATACGAAAGCGGCATTATAATAGAATGCACACTAACTTATTTGACGTACAATATATCAGAAAGTATGCGTATGAAATTTGATGAAGATAATTCAATTTTAACTTAAAGAATTATATACGCACTTATCTAATTCTAATAAATACTGTAACACATAAAAGGAAGCAAGT